CCTTAGCCTATGCCAGTTGTGTTGAGCAATTGATGCCCTACATTAAACATTACTAATACATCTGTATAGGAATCACCAACTGCACTATCTGGACCATCAACAAAGTCGATGATTTTCACAGGTAATGTGTTAGTGGTTGCTACAGTAGATATATCAACCGAGTTTTTGCTAGTTCCAATTGCTGTACTACCTGCAGTTTGAACAACAGCACAATTCTTTCCAAGATCATCTTGGTCAGCAGCACCATCGCATTGCATTTGCATTACAATAAAAGGATCAGTAGCAACATACGCAACAATATCATCCGCAGCAGTTGAAGCTGGGAAATATTGGTTGGGTGTGAATTGACCTGTAGTTGGGTCAGTGTAAGCACATCCAAGAAATACACCTATTGGTGTACAAGCTGTAGTACCAGTATCTTTTTGGATAGTGGTATTAGGGTTGTCATCACCCCATTTTACAAAATCGCCATAGAATATAGAAGTTCCATATGCATTTTTAATTTTATAATGGGTAACTTTTCCTTGGTAAGGGCTTCCAACGACTGTACCTGTAGGTCTTGCTCCATGTGGAGTAGCCGAACTTGACATAATTGTCTCCTTACTAAATTAATAAATTACAAAAGATTCTAAGAATCTTTCCCAAAAGTTGTTCTCGATTTGCGTTCAAACACTTGTTTGGTCGCCATTCGATTATCTTGGTCTTTAAAATAAGTATTATCAACAGATTCCACTTGAGATGAAGCTAAGTCAGCAAAGTGTTTATCCCTTGCTTCCGCTCTCTCTTTAGGCATCTTACATAATAATTGTCCACCTATTTCAATATGACCTTTTTTTGCCCATTCTGAGTTATGATCCATCATATGTATTTGAAGCTCTGGATGATCTTCAAGTCGGACTGGTTGCCACCCTTCTCTCATTCTTCTAGAAACATTTGGATTGTCAGTTTGCCCTAAAAGAGCAGTCCTTACCCATCTAAATACCCATCCGTCTTGCGGATCAGGTTCTGGAAGATTACCTACACTATCCCAACTCATTGGTCTTGAATCGATTTCTCGACTTTCTACACTCCTTGGAGTACGCACTTGTTCGTTATCATTAGTTTCAGGAGAGTCAGCTTTAACTTCTTCTGATTGATTTTTAGTTTCTTCTGACATATTAAATCTCCTTTAATAATTGATTTGCGTATTGCTCAGGACTAATACCAAGTTGTCGTGCTAAACGAACTTGGGTCTGAGTCAAACGAATTTGCGAGGGTTTTTTATTTCCGCTATCCCTAGTGGCGGATGCAACAACTGTTGAAGGTTGTCGTTTTGGTGTATTAGTTTCATGGACTACATCTGTAGTCTCTTCTACTTGAACACCAAAGAAACTTGGATATTCTTTATGCATAGCTTTATCTACTTCTGCATAATATTTTTGTGCATCTTTTTCAGGAAGTATTCCCTGATTACGAAGTCTTGTATCAATGGTTAAAGCATATGAACTCATATCTTGATGTTCAGGTACTGTGCTCATAAACCAAGGATTTTTGCTTGACCATGCTTTCATATCAGGGTCTAGCTCTTGTGTTTGTTGTACTGGTTGTTCTGCAGGTAATTTTTTTGTTATTTCTGCTTGAACATTCTGTGCCATATTCATTGACTGTTGTTCTGCAAGAGTAGCTTTAGCTATCATCTCTTGTGCTTTAGTCATAGCATCAGCATCGCCTTCTTCATAGGCTTTCTTAAATTCTACTTGAGCATTTTGTTTTGCCCATAAAGCATTGTTATGTGCTTGTTTGTTTAAGACTTCTCCGCCTTGATCAACCATAGCTTGTAGTCTTTGGTTTTCAGACATCATTGTTTGTAGTCTTTGAACAGCTTCTTTTGATTCTCTTGTTGCTGCTTCTTTAGCTCTGCGTTCTTCGTGATATTCGTATTTAATTTTAGCTATACGATCTGCAGCTCTTTTGCTGTAATCAGCTATTTCTTTGTCTACTGCATCATCATCAACTTCAACTGGTGTATCTTCTGCTCTAGGTTTTTTACCTTGATCTTCTACAGGAGTATCGTCAACAATAGTAACTTCAAGATCATCTGGTATTGTGCGATCTATTTCAGTTTGTTTGCCAAAGAATTGATCTTCTTTTGTTTGAACTACTGGTTCATCAAAGTTAGGCTCTTCATTAATTATTTCTGTTTTACTCATGCTCTTACTACTCCTGTTGGATCATCGACCACTGCTTCTACAGTGTCATCATTAATTAAACGAAATTCTTGTCCATACATTTTCATGCGAGTTCCTGAGTAAGCTCTAAAAACAACCCAATCACCTTCTTTACACCAAGGTCCACTTGGAAACCTTTTGCTGTCGTTGTAACATTCAGTACCTAGTTTTAAAACATATCCACAAATATTACTTACTTCTTCATCTCTAAGAGTTGTAGTTGCTTTAATAATACCGCCATCAGTTTTTTCGTCTACTCTAGGCATAGCTATAAGAATCTTCCACCCTTTTGGTTCAGGCAGTTGACTTTTTATTTCTTCTTCTACGATAGGAGTTTCAACGCTTTCTGGTTCTGGAATGTTGACTTGTTCTTTTTTACTCATATTTTATGCACGACTTTAGGAGTCGAGTTCCTATTGTTTGAGAACCCTTTCGATATAATCTAGTAGTTCTCTTTCTGCAAGGGCAATGCCCTCGATAATACCAACCATTTTTTGATAGTCAGGAAAGTCTTTACAAGCTCCTGTAGCAATATGATCAGCGTGTTCATTCATCATATCACGATACTTTAACTTCAGATGTTCTGAAAGTGATAGCTCCGTGATTTCAATTGACATACTAATCGCTATCTTTAATCATATCCTTGGCTATGTCAACACCTGTTTTAAAATCTTCTATTGATTGTTTTTCTTTTTCAGATTCTTTTGATAGCAAATCACTAGCAACTTGCTGTCCTATTTTAGCTCCAGCTATTTGACCTTCTTGTTGCAATCTAGCTTCTTGTAATTCCTTATTAGATGCAGCTTTTGTAGCATCAAGCAATAGTCTACCTTCATCTATATCCATTTTAGCTTTTGCTTGTGCTTCTTTAATTGCTACTTCTCTTTCTTTAGCTTGAATAAGTGGGTCTTTAAGTTGTTCTTGTACTCGTTGTTGTTCAGCTTCTGCTTGTGATGTACCCAATACTCGTTTAGCTGCTTCTGCTACAAGGCTAGAGATACGCTTCTCAACATCTGCTGGGATCGGCTCACCTTCTGGTGGAAGCTCAACACCCATTTCTCTTTCAACTTCTTTTCTATATTGCATTGATAAATGCTCATTAATATAAGCTGAACCTGCAGCAAGTATAGAAGGAGCACTTGGACTTTGACCTACAAGCTGTTGTATTGCAGGGTCTTGCTGTGCTGATGTAACTACAGCAATATGTGCTTCATGATCTTGATCTATAAATGCTTTGACTGGTTTACCAGTAATAATGTTTTGTACTGCAGTGACTGGATCAACTGGTTTAACATCATCTACATCTGGAATAATATCTTCTACATCTTCAATGCCTAATACATTAAGCATCTGTCTGTGTAATTCAGGTAGGTTATACATATCAGGAGATGACTGAGCTAACTGCATAGCAGCCTGATATTGCATAATTCTTTGAGCCATTGTTGCTGCATTAGGATCAGATACTGGTAATACATCTACTCTGTTATCAAAATCTTCTGCTTTAATATCTTCACCTTCATCTGTTTCATATGGATAAGATGGGTCTGTAAAGTCTTTTACAATACCAACTAATATATCAAACTCTTTACGCATTGAAGCATGAAGTCTAGATTGCACAGCACTCATAACTTTTTGATTTCTTTCTAGCAATGCTAGTGTAGTTCCAACAGGTGCTTGGTTATTCATATCAGATATCTTCATATCCGACATACTGGCAAACCTTCTGCCTTCTTCTACAATGTTCTGTAATAAGTTATACAAAGTTCCTGATGGTTCTTTGTATGGTAAGAATGTTATGTTGTCTCTAATAGCACCACCTGGTACATCAACATCTCTAAATTCTCCAGGCATGATAGGAGTATCGTCTCCCTTTATCCTGAGTCCTCTAGCTTTTAAACCACCAGGTAAATTACTTAAAGTACCTGCATCAACTAATTGTCTTAGTATGGATGTAGCTGACTTGGCTAATCCTCCTACCATGTGTATTAAACCAAACCCATAGAAACCTAATCCTGGTAAGTATTGGTAATGCACAAAGTGCATCCTTCTTAGTTTTGCAGAGTCATCTTCGTAATAGTTTCTGCGTATGCTAAGAATAATGCCACTTGGAAAATCAATAGTGACAACATAAGGTATAGCTATACCTGTTTGTTTGCCTGAACTATCAGTATCTTCAAACCCTTCTAGGTCTAAATCTACCTGCATTTCTAGTATTGTATGGCTTTGATCGTAGTTGTAAGTGTCTGATTCACCAGTAATTTCGTCATACTTCTTACTGATATCTGACATTTTTTGTGAACCATCAGGTATCTTGATGTCTCTGTAGAACCCATTAACCTGCATCTTTCTAACAATGTTAGATGATTTACGCATTACATGGGTGGCTCTTTCACAAGTTTCTAAATCACTTGCTCCATAGTTCACTACAACATCTTCTGCTGGTACAAAAATAGAGCTAGGTCTATCTAAGCTAGGATCAAAATAAACTTTTCTAAATGCAGAACCTGCCAATGGCAATGAAAATAACATCTTTTCTGTTTCAGTTCTGTACTCTGACATTTCATGTGTCAGCAAGTAGTTTAAGTAATCTTCTACTCTCTGCGATTGTTTTTCTTTTTCTTCTGTAATCTTTCCTACTATCTTAGTTCTGACTGGTCCAGCAGCAGGAAACATTTCTGTAATTGATTGGGATTGAAAGCGTATAACAGCTTCACTGAGCATTGGATGAAACACACCACAAGCTCCTGACCAAGGTGTAGTTCTTTCTTCTATCTTGAGTCCTAGCTGATCTAAGCCTTTAGTATAGGTTTCTTCCCACTCTGATCTTGAGTCTTTGTCGCCATTGTAATCACCTACAAGTTTAGAACCTAGTTCTTGTAAAACATCATCATCTATAAATTCTGCTAGATTAGAATCAAACTCTACATTGCCCATTTCTTTAGCATTAGGATCAAAGTCAATGATCATGCCACCATCTTCAGTTTCGATGGCTAATGAGTCTGGGTTTTCTATAGCAATGGTAAGCTCTTGATCTTGAGGGTCTTGCTCTATTGTTCCTTCTACAGGTGTAGCTGGTTGTCTTTCTATAGCCAATTAAATCTCCTAATAATAGTTTGCGGTACGATTGTGTTCCAAAGGCTCATCTTCTTCGTCTGAGTATAATGGAATAAAACCACCTTGTCTGAATCTTAACAGAGCTTGCGTAGTGCTATCAACTAAATCGTCATGTTCCATATTAGGAAATCCAGCAAACTCTTCAACGACTTCTTCTGCCCATCTAGTTGCAGGAGCATAAACAACACCTGAAGCAAACAAATCAGAGACTGCATTGACTCTTGATATTTTATCGTTACCTCGGCTAGGAGTGTATTCTTGTACAGGTATACCCATAGCTCGTAATTCAAATATTAAGGGCATACCAGCAGCCTTAGCTTCTACAATAAAGGCATCTGGCTTGTATGCGTTGTATTTCTCAAACGCCATCTTCTTTAGATCAGGAAACTCTAATCGTTCTTTGTATGCATCTAGCATGATAACAAAAGGAGAAATAAGTCCATCGTCATCTTCTTTGTAGAAAACTCCCCATGTAGTACACGCAGAATAGTCAGCTCTTTGATTCTTCATAAAAGCTGTATCCCATGATTGAATAACAAACTCACAGTCAGGCGGTTCTCTGCCTTCCCACACTTGCCACCACTCACGCTTAACTAAAGCTCCCTCCTCAGAGGTTGGGTCTTGTTGATATTGAGCCATCCATTTACTGTTGGGTAGCTCGGCTTTCAAAGCCTGTAACTCTTCCATCTTCCAGAACTCTGCCCACAAAGGGTTTCCAGAAGGCATAATGGCAGGAAGTTCTATGACTTCCCACTGGTCAGCACCGCCACGCTTTACACTAGCATCGACTACTTGACCTGTTAAATCTTTATTGTGCCATCTAGTCATAACCACAACGATAGAACCATTAGGTTGTAAACGCTGTCTTGGACCAGATGTGTACCATTCATAGGTACGATTGAATACATTGATGTCTGCAGAAGCTCCCTCTTGCTCGGAATGGGGATCGTCAATAATGAGTAGATCAGCACCTTTACCAGTAACCGCACCGCCTACACCAATCGCAAAGTAGTCTCCACCCTGATTGGTGTTCCATCTACCTGCTGCTTTTGAATCTGACTGTAAGCTCACATTAGGGAATACAGCTTTGTAATCCGCACTGTTGACTAAGTTTCTAACCTTCCTACCAAAGCCAACCGCTAATTCAGCAGTATGGGCAGTCTGGATGATCTTCTTATCTGGGTATTTGCCTAAGAACCACGCAGGGAGCAGGTACGAAGCGAACTCACTCTTTGTATGTCTAGGTGGCATATTGATAATTAAACGCTTCAGATCGCCTCTAGCGACTCTCTCGAAGGCATCCGCCATAATTTGATGGTGTTTACCATGAATAAAGGCTGACCACATCTCCCCAACAAAGGTCATGAAGTCCTCATGGCACTTTTCTCTACCTTTGGCTTTTTCTAGTTCTTCTAACAGGGAAAGAAGTTCCTGCTTCTGATCAGAGGATAGGTTTTTTACTTTACTTAGTACACTTTTATCCATACTTACTATCTAGTATATACCTAATAGGTAGTGATTCTTAAATAAAAAAACTTAATAGGTACATATAGGTAGGCACTCATTAGGTATTCACTGGATACTAGGTATATGTATCTACAGATTATACAATATTGCATGGCTTCACATAAAAATCAACCCTTAATTTTGAAAATATAGTATGGGGGGGTAGGATTCCTAGCCTTTTTACCTGAAAAAAAGGGTATTTGGTAGAAAAAGCTAGCAAAATGCAATATATAATAGGGGGGGGTATGTGAAATTAGGTCATATTATGAGTAAAACACTATGTATATATGGTAGTCAGGTAGCCTGTTATATATTTGGGGGGTAGGGGGTCTGTTGATACTGGGAATTTCCCTCTATTAAGGTGGGGTCTAGGTCTGTGCTTTAGGTACGCTGTGGATGTCTGTGATCTTCGTGGTGATCGTCTATTGATCTGTCTATTGATTGCCCTCTGACTCTCTGATCAATGCTTCTATCTTCTGCTCAATCTCACTCTCTATGTCATCACTGGTTCTGCTCTCCTTAATCTCTAGGGTGTCGCTGAATAGGTTCACTGTCTTACCCAACAATTCCAATGCCCTAACTCTCGTGCTGTCACTGTCCGCTTCCTTAGACTCTCTCATAAGCTGTTCAAGAACATAGCTCCTTGTTCGAGTAGTGGAAGCTACTGCATTGGTCTCTAATCGTTTCAAGCCATTGGATATTCGTAGGCTAACACTAGGGTTCGCCATGAGCCTACTGCAATCAACATGAGCGTGTTTAGGTATCTTCCCTGTCTTGGTTAGAGCAACATCATAGACTTGCATATAACATTCGATCTGACTTCCCAACTTGCCCTTGATGATGAGATCACAAAAGGCTCTTTGTTTCATGGTCAACTTGGTCTTATCTTTTACCAGTTTGAGGTTAGGTTTTTCTTCCTGAGATTTATCTTTATCCATGAGAAATATTATCTACCAGTAGGAGGAGTTTCGTAATGCCCACATTCTGCTATCTAATAAGATGACTTAGATGATGATTTAAATGATGCAATTTTCTACCAGTTATATATACTGTCCTTAGACCAAATGGATTATGTCTTTAAAAGATTCGCTACCGCCCAAGAGGGTTCTCTAAAGGATTAAAGGTAAAGGTTCTAGAAGTGTTAGAGAGAGATAACCATTAAGTGAGACTCTAACAATATCCTACCTTTTGAAAGTGGCTAGTGTGAGAGAGGTTTTCCAAGACTCATAAATTCCAAGTGGAATAAATTGCATCGACCTATTTTGATTTTAGGTTCGAGTGAAAGATTAAAGAGGTGCAATTTTGAAACCTTGGAGACAGTCCTCCAACTGTCTGTGAATTAACACACTGATGAGAATCCTATTTTGGGGTTCAAGAAACATACCTTGGAGGTATAACTTATGAATAATTATTCAAAACTAAAAGAATTGTCTGAAACTAAAAAAAGAAAACTATCTAATAACACCTATCTAATAGTTAGGGAAGATGGCGGTCTTGGAGTCAAACTTCATAATACTGAGGTGGTAATCCATTATCCTAATAAAGTAGTTTTAGATAGTGGTGGATGGCAGACAGTCACAACTAAAGCGAGAATGAATGAATATACGAATTTAAAAATCTGTCAAAAAGATTTTGAATGGTTCGTTGATGGTGTTCCTTTTCACGATGGTATGACAATTCAATATTAATAAACCAACTGACGATGACCTTTGAGATAAGGTCGAAACTTTAAACCAGTAAGCAGAAATGCTCTGACCCTTTCGAGGGAGTCTTGGTAGTTACTGGTAAATAATATTTATTGGTAATTGAAATTAACTTGAATCATTACAAAAAAGATGGAGGTCTTTATTATGAAACCAAGTCAAGCATTACTGTCGATTAAGGCAGTTTTAAAAGGGTCTAATACCCCATTCCTTTTAGGAGGAACAGGTATTGGGAAAAGTGCAATTGTTCGAGCATATGTCGATGACATTGCTGAGGATAGAAAGGTAGTCGTGGATAAGATTAATCCTACTCAAAAAGAGTTTGGATTTATTGATTTCAGACTGTCGTTGTATGAGTCTGTTGATTTAGGTGGTTTACCTTATATCAACGATGCGAATGAACAGAAGAGAGCCTTTTTAGGTAATCTTCCAGTGAGTGGTGAGGGTATTTTATTCTTCGATGAGTATGCCCAAGCACATAATTCGATACAGGCTATCTGTGGGCAATTGCTGTATGAGGGAAGGATAGGAGACTATTCATTGCCTAAAGGTTGGAAAGTTATTTGTGCTGGTAATAGGGCAACTGATAGGGCTGGAAGCAACAAGCTACCTAGCCATGTTGTTGGTCGTTGTACCATGATCGATTTCGAGCATAGCACTGATGACTGGTTAGCATGGGCAAGTAAGAATGATATCTGTTCTGACATCTTGGGATTTATAAGTTTTCAGCCCGAATTGTTGAATGACTTTGACCCCAAGATAACAACTCCGCAACCTAGCCCAAGGTCATGGGCAAGGTTAAGCGATACTCTCAAAATTGACCCTCCAAAAGAAGTTTTGCAATTGATAGTGCAAGGCGATATTGGAGAGAGAGCATCGATAGAGTTTATGTCATTCCTATCTCTGAAAAATGATGTTCCCAACTTGCAAGATATTTGTGAGGGCAAGGATGTCGAGGTTGTTGATAGTGGTGGTCTCTGCTATGCAACTGTCTGTGCATTAGTGACTGTTCTTAAAGAAGTAAGCGATGATAAATTGCATGACTACTTTGCTAATGCCCTTGATTACATTGAGAAATTTCCTACACCCGAATTTGGAATTTTCTTTGTGAGATCGCTTGTTGGAGCAAGAAGCGATATTGTGGATTCTGCAAGATATGGAGAATTCAAAATCAAGAATCAAGACTTAGAAGTCTAGGTCTGAGTGAGGGCAGAATTTATATTTACTGGTTAAATATATTTTCTGCTCTGCTGTCATGAGTTTTTTTACTCATCTGAGGAGATCAATTAAGATCGAAACAGCAACTTTCTTAAAAAGAATGGAGGTTCTTATTATGGAAAAATTAACTAATACTCTGTCTGAAAATGCAGTGTTGGTTCGCATGACTGCGAAGCATCCTAGTGGTATCAGAACAGATAAAGCGTTAAAGCGTAATCTAGCAAAAGAAACTGAGGTTTCTAGTGAAAGATTACTAGGTGTTTCTAAGCACATTTATGGCGAGGATATTAACAAATATTTTCGTTCAATCTTAAATGAGTTTAGGAATAGTTTTTACTATCCGATGACTTTGCCTTGGGCAGATAATTCTACTGATTGGGATAACAAGGTTGTTAGTGGGTGGCGTTTATGCCCTAACTCTCAACTGGAATCATTGCAAAATGCAGTAGATGAAGCCAAGCAAAAATGGGATAAAGAGGTAGATGGATTTTTAAAAGGCTATCCACAAAAAATGGAACAAGCCAAAAGAAATCTTGGTAAAGCGTTCAATGAATGTGACTATCCAACTTTCGATGAACTTAGATCAAAATTTAGGTTCGATTTCGAGATATCTACTGTTCCCCAATATGGCTCTGACATTCGTCTGAATGTATCAGAAAAGTTAAGGTCGAAGATAGAAAATGATGTGAAGAATAGACTCAACAATAATATCAAGAATGTCTTGAAAACTACTGTTGATGCTGTTCTTGAACAGACTGATCACTTAGCGAAAAAATTGAGAGAATATGACCCTAAGCAGAAACAAAAAGGTTTCTTTAATGCTTCCAGTTTTAAAGCACTGGAAAAATTAACTGGGTCTTTACCAAATATCAATTCTGATATTTTAGGTAATGATCAAGATATCGCTGATGCTCATCAAAAATTGGTTAGCGTTGTTGCAACTTTCAATGGTTATAACAATGGCATTGACTCTCTGAGAGAGGATGATGCTTTAGCTGATCAAAAGAGAAAAGACTTAGCTGATAAGTTAGAAGAGTCTGCTGACTCTCTAAAAGGTGGATTCTTGGGAAGAGCCTTTGGAGGGAAAAAAGATGACTAATTTAGCAACTGTAAATGAGCCACAATTGGCTCACGATTACATAGTTAAGGCGAGAGCAAAATTAATGAAAGGTAATGTGGGCATGGCTTCCATGCTCTTACACCTTGATTTAATTGAGGTCGATGAGTCTAAGTGCGACACAATGGCAACTGATGGGAAAGTAATTTATTACTTTCCTCCTTTTGTCTTGGGTCTAAGCGAAGCTGAACTTCAAGGTGTCTTGGTTCATGAAGCATTTCATGTGGTTTATGAACATCCTTTGCGAAGAGGAAAGCGACATCCTAAAGTTTGGAACATAGCGTGTGATTATGTAATCAATGCCTACATATACTGGGATTTAAAAATGGAACTTCCTATGGGTGGTTTACTAGATCATAAGTATAAAGGCATGACTGCAGAAAAGGTTTACTCAATCTTGGTAAAAGACGAGGAAGCCTTGGAAGATGCAATCAATCAGATTAATCAACAAAAACCTAATGGAGAAAACTCTGACGAAGAGCAAGATGCTCAAAGTCAAGGTCAAGGTGGCGATGAAGATTCTGATGAAGAGGGTACAAGTGACTCTCAATCTGAAGCTGATGAAATTTCAGATACCAGTCAAGGAAATATTTCTGAAGCTGGAACTGGAACAGATTGGGATGAACTACCCTCTGCAATTGGCGAGGTTTGGGATGCTACTTCTGAAGATGGAACTCCTTTAAATGATGCAGAAATGCAAGAATTAAAAGGTGAGATTCAACGAGCAATTTCTTTAGCTGATAAGTTAGAGGTTGCTATGAGTAGCAATGGTTCATCTAATGGTCTTGGTTCTGCTGATGCGAATCAAGAAGTAAAAGTGGATTGGAGAGATCAACTTAATGATCTTTTACAGTCCTCTATTGCTGATGACATTACTTGGGCAAGACCTAATAGGAGACATCAATTTAGAGGTATTAATTTACCTAGTAAAGCGAAGTCTCCACAAGGTGGTGAACTAGCCATTGTGATTGATACCAGTGGTTCTGTTTCTCAATATGAACTAGATATGTTCGCAACTGAGATACAGGCTATGGCTGAGGATTGTGGTCTTGATAAGATTAGAGTCTGCTATTGCGATACTGTGGTTCGTAAGAATCAACAAGGCGAGTGGTGGGATATCTATGAGTTAGATCAAGGCGAGGACATTCAGCTAACTGTTCGTGGAGGAGGTGGAACTTTATTTGACCCTCCTTTTAACTTGTTCAATGACTTTTCAGATGATGTAGACGAGGTACAAGCCATTGTCTATTTCACTGATGGTTGGGGTGAAGTTAGCGAAGAGGTCGAGCCTAATGTTCCAGTCTTTTGGGCAGTCACTGAGAAAAGCAGTTATTCAGAAAACCTAGCCTTTGGCGAGGTTGTGTATGTTGATACTGCTGACTTCTATCACTAGAAGCGATTTAAGAGGAGGGTGTTTTGAGGGTCACTAGACCCTTGACCCTCCTCTGATTCGTTCTCTATGGCGATCTCACGAAGCTGATTTTGACAATTTCTGTCTGAAAATGTGTATTTTCACTGATGACCACGAAAGTGGCACTTATCTATTTATAGGTAGGTGGACTCAAAAGAGTCGAAACAGAAACTTAAACTTATTCTATTACTTTGGAGGTAAATTATGAATAAAGATATAGAGAAAGTCTTTTCAGAAATGAAAAGCAAGTATGGGATAACTGGTAAAACTCCTATTGGAGATTTGCCATTTATGATGACCAAGGCTGATTGGTTAGTCTTTTCTTGTTTCTTAAAATATCCTAATGGTGTTTTAAAAAATAGAGAGGTGAAATCATGAGTGATCTAGTCCAATATAATCATAGACCTAACCCCAAATGTAGGGATGAGGTTTTGATTACAGTCGAGCATGGCTATCATTATCGAGAGGTAATGAGGAAGTGTGGACAGACAGCTACAGATGGAGGTCGAATCCTTTGTAATAAATGCTGTAAGTCATACGATAGCGAGGTGAAATCATGAGTAAGCCTTGGGAAAAGTATTGTTATGGCACAAGTAAACAGCCTTATTATGGTTGTTGTGAAAGCAATAGAAATGAAGAGGGAAAACCTTTGCATGAAATGTCTCGATGCGATGATGCTGAGGGAGATTTCGTTGCTCATTTTTGTGAAAAGTGCGAGGACAAAACTCTAGGAAAGTATGAGCCTAGAATTTGGTCAAGCAATCATAGACCCTTTGATCAATATGGAGGTGAATGTATAGACGATTGGGTTTAATCCTAAAATAAATAAGGCGGTAGCTACTTTAATTAGTAGCTACCGCCTTTTTTTTTGGCTCAAAATAAGGTGTTTCAAGGGCATCAAAGAGCTGTGTTTTGCGTACAGGGAGAATAATATTTACTGGTATATAGAATTTACTGGTTTTGCGAGAGGGTGGGGTATGTGTGCGTTCAGATTCTCATCAGGTGATAAAAAAAAATATATTTGACCAGTATTCGGCTGTGGATAACTCTGTGGATAAACTGTAGATAAGTCTTGCAATCTGCAATCACCTGATATATATTGATTGACATAAGATTCATTTCTTAACCAATCACTTCATAAGAGTGAGACCTCCAAGTCTATAAGTTAGATGGGAAAGGGTAGATAGCAATATCTACCCTTTTTTTTTGGCAGTGAGTGATAGTCCATTGGTATTATTGTTTGTATTGTTTGTAGTGTTTGTATTGGTGTTGGTGTTTGTTGTTTTCCCAGACTGGTAAATAATATTTTTTAGCAGGATACAACACGATCCTGTGTTCCACATGGAACAGCTTTCAATTTGATTGCATTTCACTTAGAATATAGAGATGTTTGCAGTTATTAGACACACTTATAAGTTAGATATTCCTGACCCAACCAATCCCAACAGTACCCAAAGCAGTGCTAAGTGGAAGCACTTGGTATGGATATTTGAAACTGAGATAGATGCTTTGGCTTTTGCCATTACATTATTGGATGACCCATTGATTACTTCTAATAGATGGCTTATCAAATCAGCCATACACCAACTTGAAACCGATAGATACTATCAAGTAGGCAGAGAAAGTGTTGCCATTGCAGAAGTACAGGATGCTCCTGAGATTGTCTTTACTGACGATAATATTGAAAATGCATTAGATGAAATAATAGAGGAAAAAAATCATGAAGAGCCTATTCATTAGATGTTCTGAGGAAACTTACGAACTAGCACACGCTTTAGCTAAAAAAGAAAGCAGATCACTTAACAAACAAATCATCCATATGATTCATAACGAAGCAGATAACAGAGGTGTTGTTGTTGAAAAGAAACCTGAGCCTGAGAAAACTGTAGAAGTTAAGACTGGTTTACAAGGCTTTGTTGGAACAGCGACACAGGGTTTTTCTGACTAATATACCAGTAGTTTTGTAGTGCATTAGCACATTCTTGTACCACCATTATCTCTAAAGCATTTACCTTCTTGGGATTGTTGACCATTAGTTTCCAAAACATTTGCTCTTTTTTTGTTCCCACTTCTTCTTTGATTGTGCGTTGAACTCCTATCAAAATAACGCCACGAGGCTCGTGTCCGTAATTTCCCTGACTGGTTAAATATATTTTATCAAGCCCTGGGGTCTGGACAAAACTTCCTGACTTACTTAACAAACCAAGATACTTATCACATACATGATGTTGTTGCGTATCAAGATCATCATTGAGAAAAAGCACATCTATGAGGTGTTGATCAAGCACTATGGCTCGACCAACTTTTGTTTTAGAGAACTGTTTAATTGCAACTTTATGTTGCTTATGCAAGTATGCACTGCCAATATCATTGACATGGATTTCTTCTTTAGAACTCCCAATCGTAGTCATCTTGTAAGACTTCTTCTTCTGCATATCTATTGCTTAAAGGGTCAAAAGTTAAAGCAGTCATACCTGTTTTACCACACCATGCCCACCTTTGCTTCCAACAATGTATCTCTACATTACTTTCCCCACGATAAACTGTCAATCCTGTATCACATTTAGAGAACCAAGCATTACTTCCACTGATATCATTACCAGTACATACATTCTTCTTGCCATCCCTGACAAAAGGCTTTGTTGGATGAGCAATAAAGAAACAAAGTACATCAAACTTCTTGCAAAACAACTGAACTTTAGTAAGCATTTCAGAGATAGCATCAGTGACTAAACCTTGATGATCTGAATGTATAAAGTTAAAAGGGTCAATGACAAGTATCTTTACCCCATATCTCATGACTGCATCTGCTCCCTTTTCTAATACCCTTTCAATCGTAGGCATCCCTCCATCTTGATAATCTTGGAATAGAAAATGTTCGTTGATGAAGTGTTGGGCAAAGTCCTTTTCTTCTTGCGACATCCTAGCGTTCTGCCCTTGGAAAAATGGTTTACCAGTAAAACATTGTGCCAACTGGATAGCATGAAGCGTTGGGGGTTTCTCAAAAGAACAGTAGTTTGTTTTCCATCCAAAATTCTTAGCGACATTTACACATAACTGATCAACAAAAGCTGACTTACCATCTGAGGGATAGCCTGTAATGACTGCAAGATAGCCAGTTTGTAGGTTAAATAGATGATCAACTTGAGCAAAACCAGTGCTTACACCTTTGGGATATCCCTGTTCATACAAAGTTTGGAACTCATTGTCATAGAAGTCTATGTTATTAAGTCCATGTAAAGGAACTGGTTGAGCATTTAATACTTGATGTCTTACAGTTTCTGCATTTGTTTCTATTAATAGATCATTTGCATCTTTGTTTCCAAGGTAATCTACCTTATAACACCTAGCCTTGTTAAGTCTCCTTGACAACTCTTGAGCCAAAGCATCTCCACTTTCATCCATATCTGTGGCAAGAATAATCCTTTCAACATCCTCAAACTTTGCTCTCTCGCTCCATACATACTTGAATCTGCCCTCTTCATTGGGGTCAACTTTCTTATCATCTGCTACTTTGTTTGGTGCTCCATTGGGAACTGAGTAAACTGTTATGTTGCTGTGATTCTTAAAGGCTTCTTTGATTGCAAGGGTGTCCATCTCTCCCTCTGTAATAACAATCGTTGATTCAACTGTTGGCAAATCATCCTTAAAAGTTTGCTTACCCCATAGCTTGACTGCGTTGTTATCCCACCAAAAATCTTTCTTACCATTTGCTGTTCTCCATTTGACTGCGATAGTGTTAGAACCATCGTGGAAAGAAAAACCTATGACTGGTAAATTATTTTTTTCTGCCAACACACATCCTGAATCTTCCGCCACCTCCTGACTAATTCCTCGTGCCAATAACCATTGAGCAGTCTTATCTGTCTTGCTGTCTTTGGGTAGATTGATTGGCTTGTTTGGTTTCTTTGGGGGTGTTTTCACGACTGACATTTTAACTCCTTGTGTCCTTGGAAATGCACCATTGATTCCACAATGATGACAATTATAAACTATTGTTTCTGAATTGATATTGACACTTAGTGGGGTGTCTCTTTTGTTTTTGCTTCTGTTGTTTTGACAACTAGGACAAGTTATTTTGTATTGACCATGACCTAGATTACTTGTTTTGTGATTGTGATTAATGTGACTCTTGATGTCACTTACCTCTTGACTTTGCATACGACCTCCATCATATTACTCGTTATACTAACTACTTTAGTAGTCACTTATTAAAATACCTACTAGGTATATATACCTACTAAGAAACTCTTTTAACCCACACAGCATCAATCTCTTTAGCCATATCATTGGCTAATTTCTTTCTTGATAACAGGGGATAAGCACTTAAACTTCCAACTGCTCCTCTAACCATATCTGCATCTATATGATTGCGTTTTGCTAGTTTTTTAAAGTCATCTGATATAAAATAAGAGAGTGCCTTACTCGAAATATCAATGTCTTTGCTTCCACAATCTCTGACTGCTTGTTTAATAACTAGGAGATCAAGTTTTGTTTCAGCGTTTAAATTCATCCCCAAATATTAATTCATTCTTACTAACTAATCAAGTGTTCATCTAGCTATAAACTTTATATCATCATCTATGTTGAAAAATATAATAAACTATATATACTAAAGTTTTACACATTCATAAAGGGAGAAAATATGAAATGGAATAACGAAGAAATTACTAACCCAAATCATCTTGCAAGAACCATGATTTTAAATGTCCTGATTGGTTTAGAAGATCAAGTGCATAAAGAAATGTTTGGTGGTCTTGATATAAGAAGCGATATCGCTAAAAGAATATTAAAAGTGAATCAAAAATTTGAGGTAAGTGAGTTTGAAGCTGAGGTTTTATTGAAGAACATATCATTTGAGATAGCCAAGATCATTGGCAAATTAGAAAATCAAACAGGCATTGATACAGGTTTAGTAGCTAGAAACAATCAAGGTTATGTAGATAGGCAGTCTTACAAAATTTAATAGGAGACCATATGGAATTTGAGATTAAGAAAGGCGTACCCTTGCCTAGATCAAAGGGCAAACCAAGAAAGTATGATTTACCTTTAGAGGATTTAGAGGTAGATGAACACATACACATACCAATACCCAAAACTAAAATTGCACAAGAACAAAAGATCATAAGAAACTTTGTCTTGCGATTTACTTACAAGAATCCAAATAAGAAATTTACTGTTAGACAGTTATCTGATGGCATAGGTATTTGGAGGACTAAGTAATGACTAGAAGAGAAGAATTAAACTTACAAGCGATTAATGTTGATAAAGACATTCATACAGTGGTTAAAAAGTTTTGTGAACAACATGGTCTTGTTTATTCAAAGTTTGTAGGTTTTGCATTAAAAGATCGCATGATTAAAGTTTCTAAAATGTTTGCTGAAATGGATGCTGATCAAGATGAAATACACTAACAATCAAAACATCCCTGATGAAATAATTAGGGCAGTACATAACGATAGCTACTCTAAAGGTGCTTCTACTATGTCAGTCACTGGTTTACTTGCTCCTCCTCGCATTAGACTACTTAAAGAGGAACATGACTCTGAGATCAGTGTGGATGTCTCTAACGAGATTTGGAAGCTACTAGGTCAAAGTGTTCACACTAT